GTAGAATATCGCAAATATTGCTTATATAGGCTTTTGTGTCAAATTGCATAAAATATACCTCCGTCAATCAAAAGTGCGGATATGGGGCGATTTGAAAAGCCCCAAAATGGGTAACAATATAGTGTAAAATTCCCCTATCGGAATATAGGGGGGGTGCAAAAATTTTTAGCAAGAATGATACCAGGGGGGTATCATTTTTTTTAGCAAGAATTTCAAAATTTAGTTTTTAAAAAAATTACTTACCCTTTCCAATTGGGGTAAGTATTGGGGTAAGTTTTTTATTTTTTGTATTTTTCAATTTTGGGTTTTCTCTGAACTGCCGATGTTTTCTAGGGTTTCAGTCAATCGGTGCGACAGGATTCGAACCTGCGACCTCTGCGTCCCGAACGCAGTGCTCTACCAAACTGAGCCACGCACCGTGTATTTATGTATTATATCATATTTACCCAATTGTTTCCACTTTTTCTACATAAAATTACACACGTAAAATTACACAAACCACCTGACATATCAGATAGTTTGTGTAATTTATTATTTTTCTATTAATTTTAGTATAATCACGCCTCCTATTGTCA